GAGCCAACCTTCAGTATAATATACTGGATATTCGAATGGTTTGAAGGGTATTCTTTCCGCAAATATTCCCATTATATTTTTCCTTAATTATTTCGTTAAACTTTAATTGAGTGATTATAAATACTGACTAAACATCAATATCACCCTTCATTTCATTATATTTTTGTAACAAATTCTTTCTTACTAAACTCTCCCCCTTTGACATATCATTTGTGGTCTTTTTACCATCAATGGAATCATCGGAATATATGTTAATTCTACCATTACTCATATTCGCCTTAGATGGTAGAGTCATCCCATCTGGTCCAAATCTATTTTTGATAACGTGCCAACGACCAGTTCCTGCAAGTTTATCTTCAATTTTTCTACTTAGAGAAACCACAAAATCTGCTGTCATTAATTTAGAGAATGAACCTGCGATAGAAGTACCAGTAATCACATCATCATTTGCACCACTACGATTGATTTGGGATGCTGTGTATAGTGGACATTCATATTCACCAGCAATACCCCTCAAACCCTCTACAATCTCTTCTAACTCTTCGTGTCGTTCTTTTCTACTATTACCCTTTAACAAATCAGCGTAATCCACAATAATCACATCAGGATTCTTACCTTGTAACTTTAATTTATCTAAGGATGCTCTCATTGCGTTTAATCCTGCAGATTTAGTAGGCCAATATTTCAAAATAAGTTCACCTTTTAGGTTATTAACTTGATTTGAAACATCTTCTATATTGTATTTTAGATTTGGAACTGCAGTACCTGTTAGAACTGCATCATATCTTTGACCAACATAACCTTCATTCAACTCCAATGTATAGTGAACTACCGTCTTACCTAATTTAGCAGCTACCATACCCACATTTACTAATGCCCAAGATTTACCAATTCCTGGAGGTGCTGCAAACATTATCAACTCACCTTTACCAAAACCACCATCTGCTAATTCATCAATTACATCCCATCCAGTTGGAATCACATCTCTAATAGTAGATTCATATCGTTCTTTAATCTGTAATTTGTATTCGTGTCCAATATCAGTATCCTGTCCGGCTTTCATTGCATCATCAATTTTTGATTTAATGATATCAAACTTACCTTCTTCTAATAATCCAACTGATTCTAATATTGCGTTTTTAAAGGTTTGGTTTTTACAGAACTCTAAAGTTTTTTCTTTTACATAATCCAAATCATCAGATTCTAACCCATTCCAAACCTGCTTTAGATTATCTACAATGGATTGTTTGAGAACATCTCTCTCAATCTTAGATACCTCTACTTTAAATACATCTAATGTTGGTAACTCACCATAACCATCAAAGTGGGAAAGAATCTTCTTTACAATCCACTCATTTGATTCAGAATCAAAATATTCCGGTTTGATAATATCATACACCATCTGAAGAAATATTCTATCAGAGATTAGCGCTGAAATTATCTTAATCTGAAATGATGTTCCAAACTTATTTCCAAACTTATCCATAGGATACAAATATACAAATAAAATCTTAAATAAACAAACTTATTTTTTAGTTTGTTTCGAATACTTATCTAAATCACTCCAAGTGTTCACCAACCACGTTTCTACATTCTTAAATGCGGTGTACAACTTATCAATCATAAACTCTTTTTTAAATTGAAATGAATTCAATCCGTTTATAGGGGAATCTATGATATTTCTTACGTTAGATGTGATTGCAGAACCCATAATTGGATTAGATAACTGCATTAAATCATAATTTAACTGAAGAACATCTTTATTTTCTAAAATTTTGTTCTTTAGTTTTTCATCATCCATTTGTGATACCTTTTCAAATAAGGTATCTAATGTTAAATCATCTGATTGTAAAAAATCTAATTTATTAATCAACGTTTTAGGACCTATACCTTTTACGCCAGGAATATTATCAGATTTATCACCATCGAATATACGATAGTATACTAAGTTATGTGATGGTACACCATATAACTCCTTTACATCATCTTTGTTCATCATCTTCTTTTTAGTTGGTAGATATACTGAAATTCTATCATCTACCAATTGTAGAAAATCTTTATCAGATGATACTATCAAAACTTCTTTCTTAAAGATGTGTCTGGCAGCATAAGCCATAACATCATCAGCTTCAATGTGGTCTATATAACATAAATCAACAGGTAAGAAATCTAAATACTTTATTAAAGTGTTAAAGTTACGTTTCATAGATTCCGCCTGGTCCTCTAAATCTTCGTAACCAACCAATCTATTCACTTTAGTAAGACCCGTTCTACCCTCTTTATACCCTTTCCACATTTTCTTTCTACGATGAGAACCACCCTTACCATCAAACACTACCAAAACTCTCGTTGGTTTGTTATTTCGGATAAGAGCGCCGAGGGATAACAGGAATCCTGTTACCCCACCAACGTGCTCTCCATCATCATTCAAAGTAGGAACTGCTCCAAACACTCTGATGAACATATTCAATCCATCTACAATCATAACTTTATCGTTTACATCACCTTTCGATGCATTAGATAAGTTAGTTAACATTTCTTTGTAATTAGATTTCGTGCGTATCATCAAATTCGGTTGTATCTGTGTTTGCTGATTCGGATGCTTCTTTATATCCTAAAATATATGCATCACAGATTTGTTTATACATTTGTTCTTTTATTTCAGGTCGTTCTTCCAATATATCGGCAAACCCTTTTGCTTGAAACTTAATAACTTCACCAGTTTGTTCATCAGTCCATGTGTACCATGCACCACTTACAGTTACCAACTTATATGTTTTCATAGTGTTTAACCACGAACCATATCTATCGATACCTCTATCAAAGTAAATTTCAAAATCAACTGCTCTAAGTGGTGGTCCCATTCGGTTCTTAATGACCTGAACTCTAGTCTTAATACCAACAGTCTGGTCAACACCCCCAACTTTAGAATTGAGTTTACCCATTTGTTTCATTCTCAATCTACACGACGCGTGGAAACCTAATGCTTTTCCACCTGATGTAGTGTAGGGGTCACCAAACGATACACCCATTCTAACTCTAAGTTGATTTGTAAATACCACCAAAATACGTTCTCTACCAATCATATTAGTAATCTTTCTCATTGCTTTTGAGATAATGATTGCTTTTTGAGTAGCGTAGCCCGCTTGGTCGTAATCTGCTGCCAATTCAACCTTTGTGGTTGCAGCTGCTACTGAATCAACTACGATAGTTACCAATCTATCCTTATCAGATTTTCTAATAGATTCGATAATTGAATCCATAGCATCAAAGATATCTTCTACTGATTCTAAAGGTACATAAAGTAACTTTTGAGTATCTACCCCCAATGCTTCTAAGAACTCCTGATTGATTGCGTTCTCCGTATCAATATACACAGCCAATCCACCCTTCTTTTGAGTGTTTGCTAATGTATGTGCTGATAGGAGTGATTTTCCACTCGCTTCAAGACCCGTAACTTCAACAATTCTTCCAACAGGAAACCCACCATTTGGTCGGTTTGAAATCGCTAAATCTAACATATCATCTCCGGTGGACACCCACTCAGTAAGGTCGGTGGGTGTCTGTTCGGAGCCATCTAAGAAATATGCGACTTTTGATTGTCCTTTGAACTTCTTATTAAGGTTATCGGCCAGAAGTGAAGATAATTCATCTCTATTTGTTTTAGCCATTATACCTTAATTTTAGTTGTTAAATAAATCGTCAAATGCGTCTTTTACGTTAGCAGTGGTTGCATTAGATACTGCTTGTGGTTCATCATCTTTGAAAGGTGATTCAGTTGATTGTGATTGAGTTGGTTGAGTTTCCTCTTCCTCAGAATCACCTACCTGTCCAGTTTCCATCCAAGTTTCTAACAATGATTTCATATCATCATAAGTGTACTTTTTGAACATACCTGGTAGTTCAATCTGGTCTTTCAACTGAGATAATACATTACTATCTTCAGTAATTGGTGTTTGGTTAGGTTTTACTCTGATGTAAGTTTCAGGGTAGTTCTTACCTAACTCTTTTGCTGTTTTGAACTCAACAGTGATATCTCTACCATTTGTTGGGTCAGTTAAATCCCCATAGTCTGGGTCTGCGAAGAAAGCAAGTAGTTCTTGGTACACAGTTTTTCCAAATCCCCAAAACTTAACTCCCTCTGATTCTTCACCACGAACCAATACAGGAACGTAAGTACGCATCTTTGGTGTTAATTGTTTTGATAGATTCCAATCATTTCTATCACCAGTTGCTTTTAACTGCTCAGCGAACTCCACTAATGGGTCAGCCTCACCATGTGTTTGTGGTGAAAGAATGTTCTTACCACCAAAGTTGTAGTGGAAAAACAGTTCAATGAAAGGGTTTGATGGGTTGTGAACGTAAGGAACTATCCTTACTTGTTGTTTGCCGGGTTTCGGCTTCCAAAGGTTGTCTGTTTTCGTTACCTTTGTTTGTAGACTGTCTAGTCTGTTTCGGATTGCATTCAAATCGATTGCCATAATTACTCCATTTTTTAATTGTTAAACTTATATTGATTCAAATATACGAATAATTTTTCAATTATCCAAATTATATTTCACTTTTTATTCTCAACACGCATTTACTCCCATGTGTTGATATGGTTACAAATATACGAAAGTTTTTTCAAACTTCCAAGTATAAATATCAAAATAATTTAATTAACATCAATTATTCTGAACAAATTCGTTTTCATAATCTTATACCCATCTCCATCAGTTAGAATCATTGAATTACGATAATCACCCCATTCAATCTGATATGATTTATCTAATGTACCACCATTTAAGCTCTCTATTAACTTATTAAGTGCGTTGATAGTGTACATCGTATTTGATTCTTTTTTTCTATGAACCATAATGGTTGATGGTAAAAATCTGGTATCTCTATTTGGTATGATATTATAACTTATTACCAACTCTTTGGATGGTTCTAATTTAAGTATGAATATCTTCCTACTGAATAGTTCGTAGGAATCAAATATATTTTTAAGTAGACCTTCGAACAGTGCTTCTGTTGTAAAGGTACATAGTAATTGCGTTCTCACCCATTCTCTCCGTATTTATTTATCACCATAAACATCTGCTTGCGCTTGTTCAAGTCTTTTTGCAAATGATTTTTGATTTAGTGTCATTTCAAACTTGAACTGCCCACCATACCCTCTACCATCTTCTCTAACTTTAATATCTGCAACTGCAAATACTTCACCAGATGCTTCAATCTTATAACCAATGAATGGGTTAGACATTTTAGGTTCACCATTTTTATCAAATACTGGTTTACCATCTTTACCAATTAGTTGTCTTGGAGGCTCTGCAACTAAGTTTTCTTTTAATTTTTCGTAATCACTCGTTCCAAATATCTTTTCCATTGTTTTCTTATCCAATGAATTTGGTCCGATAGCCATTGTTTCTTCACCATCTGATACTGCTTTTAGTGGGAACTCATTTCTAATGTCCTTTAACATTCCGGCTTTCATCTTTGGGTTATCTACAATCGCTTCTACTGATTTTTTACAGAATTCGTTATGATTCTTATCATCAGTATCTTTGATTGCTTGTGCCTCTTTGTTACCATTCTTGGCCATCTCTTTAATAGATGAATATAATATATTTTGTTTATCTCTTGAATTACCCTCTAAAGCTTCCTCAAAATTAACACCTTTAGATTCCATTAACTTTCTGATTGGTGCACCCTTATCGGATTTTATAAAATCTTCTACTTGCTTTCTATTGTTTTTTACAAAATCAATATTTCTAGCTCTAGCTTTACTTTTATATACATTCTGATTTATTTCATCAGGTAAATTTTCATCCCACTTTTCAAAAGAACCAGCACCTGAGTTTAAGAAGTTTACTTTAGTAGATTTTTTCAATGAAACCTCATCCATTACTTCAGTACCATCCGGCTTTCTAACCTTCATATACATATCAGTTGAAAATCCTTTGTTTTTTTCGTAATCTGATAATCCCATTGCCTCTACATCTGATTTAGTATCCCACGCAGTAGCTATTACCTCAGTACCCTCACCATATTGGTCTGTAATTCTATCTCTAATTGCTTTTCTACTTTGCTTAGTAGCTTCAACCCAACTTTTAGTGATAATTCTATTACCTTCTTTTTTCATAGAAGGATTCTTTTCAATCAATGCCTTTTCGTGCTCCAATAAACTATTTGAGAATGATTCAAATTCTTTATCACTCATTGATGCACCCATCATTGTCATAAGTTCACCAGCTTGAGCACTAACTTGCCCAGCTCCACCGGGAATATCACTAAAATGTTGCCACTTAGTAGCATTACCTTTAGGTTGTGTATTAGCCATTCGTTCCAACGCCGTTAAATACTTTTTTGGAAACTTAGGGTTCTTAACTATATCTTCAGGTAATTTATATGGTTCTGGTGGAATTGGATTTGCAAACTTTTTATTTCTATCTGCAAACTCTTTATCATCTGGCGGTAATTCTCTTTGATATTCTTCAGTTTTTGAAGGGTCACCTTGCTTTAAACTTTTATCTTTATCACCTACATACCCATTCGCCTGTGGTTCTTTTTTATTATCTGAATCTGATTGTTTTTCAATCTCATCATCTGATACACCCTTATCACCTAAAAAGTTTTTACCTACCTTATATGCAGCAGGGTCTGATTTCTTTTTACCTAATAATGTTGATACTTGGTTTTTGTTACCTGTGGTTGGGTTTGTAAGTTTGGTTTTCAGCAATTTATCATCAATTGCCTCTTTCTTTAACTTATCTTTTTCTAATGAAGTTAGTGCGTTTTTTTGAATATCTTTTTCAGCTTTATCTTTATCATCGCCAGAATCAGGCCTATCACCATCTTTCTTTTCATCTTCTTCATCTTCTTCAGCTAAATCAATTGTTTGGTATATATCACCCTCTTCTTCTTCCCAATTAGGATGTAATTGTGCAGATACTGCTGTTTGTTTACTACCAACATCAATACCTGAAGATTTCCCAACCTTTAAAGAAAAATTAGAAGGTCTATTTGCAATACTTTCAATTATATATGTAATAACATCGTTATCAAGCTCTAAATCTTCTCTCAAAACTTTCTTTAGACCTTTGATAGATGCTTCGGATGTAGGATTTTTCAGCTCAACACCTACTTCAATCCACCATAACCTTGTTATATCATCAAGAAAATTACTCATCTTTTATTCCTGTATGTTTTCTATATTTACCGATTTCATTTCTGAATATCTATCACCAATTTCTATCTTAGTAGGGAATCCATTCCCATCTATAAGTATCTTTAAATCATTTAATACACTAAGTTCATCAGGATGTATATCTAATAAATATGAATCGTAAGTATATAACACCATTTTAGATTGTTTATCTTCCAAAAAATCCACCACTTTTGAAAGTATCATCATATTCAACTCAGTTTCCGTTGCTTGTAGAAGATAATTGAATAGTTTGTTAGCATTCATATCCCTTAGATTAGATTTAGATAACTTTCTACCCATTGGAGTTTGAATGTATCCATTACGATTAAACTCCATCCACAACTTATCAATTTTGTGTGATACCTTTTTGAAAAGTGGTATGTGTAAGTACTCCGATTGAACTCCACCATATAATTGACGGAATGTGATTCCTTTTGATTCTTCATATGATACCCCATACATATCGGCTAAGGCTTGGTGAGCGGATACATCCATTGGTATAGGTTCTCCTACCATTCTACTAATGATACGTGGATGATATCCATCATAATCAAATTGAACTAACTTACCCCCATCGAACCTACTAATAAATCTATCTCTACTACCATCATCTTTATTAAGTGCGGCATAGTTCACTCCCCCAAATCTATTTGAAGGACGTGATGTTAATGTATATGGGTAATACTCACTCCACTCCATTCCACTCTCTGTCCAAAGTCCACTCTTTTCTACTTTGTGTAACGGCTTTATATAGAAATTTTCAAATTTCTTCACACCTTCGGTGATTCCCCCACCCAAATCGTAATACTGAAGGAATTCATCTCTTATATCTCTGATAGATTCAATATGTTTAGATATAGGTATGAGATTGTTTACCCACTTTAGATTGTGGAACTTTCTATGAAAATGATGATGGGTCGGAGTCTGGTCTCGTTTTAATATATCGTTCACTTGTAGGTATTTTACCACATCAGCATCGTATGTGTTTGGAAGGTCGACCAGATTTAAGAACGATTTTTTACCCAATATATACCCTTCCTTAAAATTAAGAGAAATACTTTCCAATGATGAACTATGGAAATCGAAATTACCGATGTTTACTACAAGCTCCGTACCCTCATCAATATCATAGATATATAGTAATGATAATTTGTTCTGAGATGCATGTAAGTGTATATCCGCCCATATTGGGTGGATATACATCTTCTCCATACTGATATTTCCCTCAGTTACAAAATTAATCATCTAACAAATATACGAAATTATTTTTTGTTTTTACGTTTATTTTCAAAGTATTCAATAATATCTTGCAATTTAAACTCAATCTGCAATCGTTCTCTTTCGGATTTATACTTTTTAATAACCTTTGGGGATGATTGTTGCTTCAATATGTATTCATAATACCCAACTTCCGTATCAAATACTTTAGTTTTAGCACCATCTGCTGAGTTTGTTTCGTTTGCTCTGATAGCACCATATGTTTGAATTGGATTTTGAATGTGTTCCCAAGAAACATTTTCCTTTTTATTACCATCATATCCACAATAAACAGTTTTCCCACTCTCAGTATCTTCCCACCAACCAAATTTAGTAAGATTAGTAATTCTTTTTAGTTCTTCAATATGTTTATCAACTCTCTCTTCATTTGTTCCTTGATAATCTTCGTAGTTCTGATATGACTTTTTGTAATCATCTAATTTTGAGCTAGTGAAATATTTACCTCTACCTTTATGTGTCGCAGAATATCCATCTGAATCGGTATCTGTTAGTAATTTTAGGAACTCGGAATCTTTAATAGTATATGTACTATTCAACTCATCAACAACAAATACATTATCACCAAAGAATGTTTCTAAAAATAGGCTAATAGCTTTTTCAACATTATCATCTGAGTTTTTAATAGTTTTTCCATCTCCCGCAAATAATAAAGTTAATATAACATATGAATTATAACTAAACGCAGGATTGACTAATCTATCTATCTTTGATGGAGAAAGTGTTTTCAATTCATCACTTTGATTTTTAATATTCCTACCTTTTAATTTCTTTAAAACGTTTCTAAGTCCTTTTAGTTTTTTCTTATATTCCTCCCATATTTCCAATGATGACTCGGTAAAACATGGGTTAATTAAATCATACTTAAATTGAGGTAACTCTTTTAATTTAGCATTACCTTTTTCATCAACCATAGTATAATTGGAAAGTGCTTCAAGAGTTTTACCTTCCATCAAATCAGCAAGATTTTTGAAATTCTCTAACCTCTCATCATTTGATTCTTTAAAATCACTCTTTGAAAAACTATCTAACGCCATCACTGGCACTAATGAGTATTCAGGTGCTGTATCAATTAAGTATTTGAAGTACTTTCTGGTTTCGGTATAGTCATCATTTACTAACGATAATTTAGCTTCATTTGTAAATGCTATCTCAGTTTTGTATAATATTTCCTGAAATAAATAGTTAATGTTAACCCAGCTATTATTTTTATTATTTATACTTTCTAATTCTCCAGAAATGATTTCATGAGGTCCAATTAGAATGTGAACCGATTCCCACTTATTAATGATATTATCCACACCATCTTTACCAATACAATCAATAATATTGTAAGTAGTAGATGCCGCATCATCTTTAATCTCTTCTAGCAATTCATCTATTCTTACTGGATAGTGTTTAGGGTATTTTTCTTTAATCTGATTACATACTATCGATAAATCTTTCTTACTTAATTTATCATAACCAATATGCGTTAATTCAGAAATATTAGAATAATTTTTATTAAAGTGTGTATGTAAGTTTATAGTACAAAACTCCATTAGATTACTTCTATCATAAGCTTCAATTTTATTGGATATTGTATCCGATTTTACACCAAATGGGAAGAAGTTTGCACTAGCACAATTGAAAGCTCGAAGTAAAGAATATCTAAAGTTATCCATTATCTTGGCTAAGCCAGCGTTTCTGATTCGTTGTTCGTTATATTTAGAAAAATATGTTTTTGAGTTGGTGTAAATCACACCGGCTTCAAGTAATGTATCAGATTCATAATGATTCAAAATAGTTTCAAACTTAATGTGAGTTTTTATATTAACAGGTATTTGAACGTCATTTCTCAAACAAAACTCTTTAATTAGAAGTACATCTTTATGTAGTTTCTTCATATCGGATTCATAAACTTTCCCTACGATGAAATCACTCTTATTGAGGTGTTCAACTAAACTTAGTTTTTCTTTTAACTTGTCAAATCCATCTTTTTTACTAAGATGAACCCATGGTTGTCTTTTAGGTTTACTTTTTGGTGTGTTTGGATTTATCATATTTTAATTTTTAATGTTGTAGAAATATACGAAATTATTCTGATAATTCCAAAAGTAATTCCTGTAATTCTTCGTACTTATCTGCTTCTACTTCTAATTGATACCAACTCATATGGATAAATGTGATAATTTTTGATGTAATCGTTTCATATGTTTACATGGAGTGTATCTACGAAACTCTCTTGCAGGACACTCACAATCGGTAATCTTATAATCAGTTACAGTTACGTTATAGTAGGATAACTTTCCAGTCTTTTTATTCCTACTACCCATTTCTCTATACTGCCACTTCATCTTCTTTTCGAATTAGTTTGTACAAAGATTCCGTACTCAGAACCGATGGTTCACTCCATTTAAGTTCGTGACTAACATACTCAAACTTCTCAACAATAGTTGATTCTGCCTCAACCAACTTTGTTAGATGTTGTTCTAACTTATTAGAATACATCACCACATCCGAATCTACTTTGATTTCGAACTCATGTCCACCTTTCGGTTTCCAATAGGGAACTTCACCGAAGCCTTCCGGCCCAACATTGTAGTTCTCATAATACTGACAGTTAATTACTAATTTACAATCCATATCTTATCTATAAAGGGTTACTATACTACCAAAATTTTCATCAAAGACCTGAAGAAGGTTTTCGTAATCACCACTCATCATTTCTTTCATAATTTCATTACCATCCAAATCTAATTGTTTGGCGAGGTTCTTAGCAGTACCCAAAAGGTAAAATGCGTTACCTTGTGGGCCTGTCAAATCTATTTCAATTCCGATTGTTTGGGGTTTACTTACAATAGCCATATCTGATTATTTTACTAATTCTACCATTGAAAGTGGAACGTTGTAAGAACCAACACTACCATAAGAAGGTCCGTTTAGAACTTTGATTACACACTTAGTTCGGTTGATTTTCTCAACTCTACATTGTTTACCAGCCAATTTAGGGTGATTAACTTTCACATTAGCCCCAACATAAAGGGATTGTTTCATTTCGTAACCAGCCATAGCTTTCTTACTTTTAATAACATCGATTACCATTGAGTTAAGATTTCTCAACTCTTCGATACTCATCTGATTTAATTCTGAATAATTCATTTTTTATTTATTTATTGTTTAACTCTCAATCTTACAGTACTAAAGTACCACTTTTTTTTCACTTTTCCAAATTTCTAATGTTAAGAAATTGTTAAACTTTAGTACCCAATAAACTCAAGCCCGATATCACTTACGATACCTTCTTTAACTCCATATGGGAACTCTTCGTTCAACCAATAGTTCTGAACCATTTCTAACTCTCTAAGTGATTCATTATAGATAGCATCAAAATCAAATCCAAACCCATACCCAGTCGGGCAGATGATTGATGATACTTTTCGTAAATCATCTTCATCACCACTTTGATATGCGTTCTTCAAACGAATAAGGAGTTCAGCTTTCATTAACTCAGCCACCTTATCATTGTGGTCATACATTTCCTTTGACCAGGGTTTTGTGATTTCGATTCCGTATTTGATTTCTTTTACTTTCATAACTTATCTCTCTTTTACATAGTAAAGATACGAAAATTATTTGGATATACCAAATTTTAATGTTAAGAAATTGTTAAGTTTTAGGCTTTAGAGAATTGCCTAAAATCGGTGATACGTTTACTTAATGTTGGATATTCTTCTGAGTACTTTTCAATGGTTCTTCTGTTCTCATCGATAATACCACCTTCTTTCACATTACCTTGTGAATCTAATATATCGTAATCGGAACCCTGAACTTTCCAATCAATTGAGAACTTTCTCCAAAGGATTGCATCTAACCCAGTTTCCGAACCAACACTACCATAACCAATTTCATCTAATTCTAAAAGTTGACCATCATTTACTTTATATGCAAATAATCGTTTTATATAGCCATTTTTTACGGGCCTGTTGTATATATCGGATACGGGTTCATTTGATTTTACACTCTTTTGAACATCTACACTTTTTATGGCATCATATTCAAAGTTTTTTGAAAAATCAATACCAAATTCATTATCTTCAAATTTTTCTTCTAAATCAACAAATGGTATTAACTTTCTGGATTTACCGTTAACATAATTACTATCTGTAAATACTTCTCCGGTTGAGTATCTATGATACTGACCTATATACTCAGTACCATCGGTATACATCCACTCACCACCACCAGTCTTTAAACCATTGGTAATTTGAGCTTTTGTATAATATATTCTTTGTCTTGAATCTGCCATTATGAAATCCTCATTACAGTACCCAATGATGTTTCCCAATCACCTTGTCCATCAAATTTATGTTCAATTGATGTAATTGAAAAATACATACTATCACTTACCATTGAAGATGGTAATCTATCAATAGTTATTGCAGCCATATAATTTATATCTGCAACACCATCGATGGTAACACCCAATTTATATGGCCAAACTATTTCTTTATATCCATCTGCGAACGTATCCTTATTTTGATTTAAATACTTTTTTAATGAATCGGAGTTAGAACTAACTTTAGATTGGTTAAATCCATCATCACCATAAGATGCTCGAACTGTTCTCAAATCAGCGGCCGTTATCGGGTCGGCGTTACCAACTGATGCAGCCTTACCACAATCTGCACCTGGAATTCTATCATCAATGTTAGTAACACTTTTTCCACTTGCACCGATTGTGGCCATCATTAGGGTATTCGCATCAAAATCAGTTTCAAATGTTACATCTCTAACAATAGAATCTTGTGCGAGTGTTGTAAAAACATATTTAGATGGTGATGGTGAAACGGGTACCATTGGTCTATTTACTATTATCAAATTTAGAGTAGACCCATTTTGCGCTTTAGATTCACTTTGAGATATTTTTTCAGGTATTGCTTGTAATTGTACAAACCCACCAGTTACATCTGCTATATCGTTAAATAGCTGATTCATAAATTCTTGTATAGTTGGTGGAACTTTACCACCACCCTGTTTATCTTCTTTTTGGTCTGCCAATTTTGCATATATAGAATTTAAATACTTTAATTCTAATAATATACTCGAAACACTATCAGCCGATATATTATGTTCGGTTGTAAAAGTAGTCCACTTTGCGAAATTAGCAGCATCTGTATTACTCTTACTACCATATTTAGCGAAAGGACCAGATAATACAATACGAGTTGGGTCTGCAGAAAACATCATTGTTTGAGAGGTATCTATTTTAGATGCAGTAGTTGGGTCGAAGTAATACCTTATGTTAGATTTAGTTTTTTCCAAATGTTTATTCAGATAATAAATAACAGAATTAAGATTTGTATATGAAAAGTAAAGTTCATCATCATTATACCAAGTACCTTCAGATGATAGCATTTCAGTAACCCAAAATGGCATTCTAATGCCATCCACAACAGCTGTTTCACATATCATTTGGTTATCGGATATACCACCTGCTATAAAATCTGGGACCCAAGGTACATCGTTCACATCATCTAATGTATCCTCTGCAGTAATTCCATGCGCAGTTCTCATACCGGCAACTAATTCTTCAAAGAAACCAACCACCTCTGTTGATTCACCCAATGCTTCTTTCTGCTCGCTATTTGCCTGTTTCGAGTTACCACCCATTGATTCTTTTGGGAATAACGCACTGCCAGACATAGCCTTTACAGTACAGCTGAAAGAACCATCTTTATTTAAACTCCAATTGAAATTGTAAACATTTACTAAAACTTCACCAGAGTTACCCGCGGCGCCTGCGTTCGCCCAACCAAATGATATTTTAACCTCACCCCCAACTTGCATAAATGCTTTGATTGCTTTATCCAAATCTGCGACAGTATGTACATCAAATGAAAATTCAGCTTCGTATATATAAGAATCTATATAATTCTGACCACCCTCATTCGTAATTGTACATGATGTTAATATTGGTTTTTTTCTTCTAATACCACCTTCCGATGTGTACATACTCTTACCACCACCGGTTGGTGCAGAACCATCACCGATTGTCATACTGCCGGGG